AAAGTCCAGCGAGCTGATAACTTACGTGTCTTAGCTTCAACTGTTTGTTTCAAGATCTGAATAGACATACGCTTACCAGCGGCACCTTCTAAGGCTGCTGTAGCGGCTGCTGTTACTGAGTTATCAGTCTTGCCTGCGGAATAACCTTCAGCAATTTTGAATGGACTCAATGCCTCTTCACCAGCTGTGGCGCCAGATGTACCTGCTACTGTATCGCTATAGCGAACACGTAGAGTATGGATCTGACCAACTGGACCAGTCATTGGTTGTACACCTACTAACTCGTTAGCAATAACGGTAGGCATAACGCGACGGATCACTGGAAGGATCACGCGATTTAGTGTTGCGACGTTGCCGGCAGAAGTAGAACCAGTTGAAGCAGATTCTGACAAATACCTACGAGTGTTCTCGAGAGTAGTTGACATAACTGAACGCTTGGTACCTTGTAGGCCTTCAAGTAGGGCCTCTTTAGTTTCCTGCCAACGGCCGTGTAGTAGTTCTGACATTTAAATTCTCCTTAAATTTTTAGTCCAGCAAGTCGACGAATATCAACGATGTTATTGTCGTTCTCACTGCTACGGTTGCTGTTGGAAATTTTATTTCCTGTAATTTCTTTTGCCTCTACAAGAGCCTGTTTCTTCTGCGGAGCATTGCCTTCAATTACTGTAGGCAAATACTTGTTAAAACTGTCATGCAGTTTTGCGGTCTGCACACTTTCTAATAATTCACCCATGATTTCTTTTTGGTCCGAATTTAACGGTGCCAATAGTTCACCCATAGTTGATTTTCTTACCATGCTTTCTTTCAATGCACGGATCTCTGCCTCTTTGCTTTCTATAATTTTTTGTGCTGTCACGGCAACAGTTTGTGCCTCAACAACGTCAAATTGTTTCTTGTCTATGACCTTGAGCAATTTTGCAGTTTCTGATTTTTCATTAATATAACTTGTTTGGAATTCGTTGCTAAAAGCTTCGAATATTTTACGTCCAAAGTCTGCTTTACGTGCGGCGTCAATGTCTTCACGTAGCTGTGTTAGTTCATTCTTCAAACTAGACTCAACTACAGATTCAACCATCTTGGCTGCGCGGCTTACAAATTCAGATTTAATACCAACAAGTTGTTTCTTACCTTCACGGATCAAGCGAACTTTCGTTTCAGCTAGATCCTGCTTGTCTTTATAAAACTCGGCAATTTCATTGGCTAGTGCTTCTACTACAAATTCTTCTAGTTTGAAGAATTTATCAGCCATGACTTTTTGGTCTTCATGCAATTCTCTTACTTCAGAAGCTAGTTGACGAGTTACAAATTCCTTCATAACTTGTGCATCTTGTTTCATCTTAACTGCATACTTGGCTTTAGCTTCGGCTAACTGAGCGCGGTCTTCAATAAACTCAGCAATTTCAGGTGCTAGTTGATCACTGACCATGCGGTCAATGGCTTCAACCATTACTTGACGATCGTGTTCATATCGTTGACTAAACTCTTCTCTCAACTCTTGAGTGACAGCTTCACGGTTTTCGTTTACACGAGTTTGCCATGATTCTTCAATCTGAGCTTTGAGTTCCTCAGAAATCACATTGTTCTCAAATAGATTTTTCAAAACATCCAACATGTGATTCTCCTTTTTATTGGAGCTTGCTTATTATACCTAATAAGCTCTCTTTAAGATAACGCTGTGCTTTAGGATCACCCTTCACCTCTTGCGCTATACGCAAGGCATTAAGACCACCTCTTGTTCCCATTAAGTGTTCATAAATTGGTGTTGGATATGCTCCCGGTGCACTGGGTTGAGCTACCACATCTACTGTGATAATCTCAAAATCGCTGACTCTTCCAGTTCCGTCGCCATTGACGTTTCCTGAGCCTCGACTGGAAACTCCCAACTTTACGCCGGATTCCAACATAGTTCTCACTAGTTGGCCCATTGGAGTTGGTAGAATCTTGAACTTTCCATAACCATTTGGACCGTCCATCCACATTTCAGTAATCATGTGGCTAACACGGTCCAAATTTATTTTTAAGTCATCTGGATGATCTACTTCGCCTAGTACACTATATCCGCCAGTAATTTGATCGTTCAAAGTTTTGACAGCTCGCTCAATCTCGTCTACAGGATATACACGTTGGTTGGCATTTTTAATACCACCCTGTATACAGATACCTTTCATGTACAAGTTTTTCCCGTTTTCACCATCCGCCTCGACCACCATACGGGCTTGGTCAAAGCTGAGGTTTTCACGAAGATAGTTCATCTTTTGCATTTTTAATTACTTTGCGCGACTCTTTACGCCGTTAATTGGGCTGTCTGCCCCTCTATCGCCGTTATCGCCAGTGCCTTTCTTCTCTGCACCATGTCCGCCTGAAACAGTTTTTAGGTGCTTCACGCCTGCTTTGCCTCCAGGAACATTTACGTTACCTGAATTCAAATCTTTAGTACTTGGGTTTAGTAAACCACCTTGTGTTCCACCTTTGCCACTGTCGGCAAATGCTTTGTTTAGGTTACCACTTGTACCACCCATGTCATTCTTTTTAGCTACGATGCTCTTTGTATTTGCACCGTCATCGCCGCCTTTGGCTGCTGTAACTTTTTCTACGTATTCACGAATGAACGCTTCATCTGTTTTGTCATCTTCGTCATCTTCGTCATCGTCACGTCTTTCCATTGCGGGCATTTCTTGTGACATACCATCCATTTCTGGAACACCTGCGTCTGCCATGTCATCACCGCCCATGTCATCTCCGCCCATGTCATCTCCGCCTTCTTCACCACCCATTAGGCTTTCAAATTCATCACGTAATGCATCCAATGCATCTTCTAGGTCCACAACACGGTCTTGTAGTTCATCAACGTCACCACCACTTAGTGTTATGTCGTCACCACCCATGTCGCCACCTTCTTCATCTCCACCTTCGATGTCGCCCATCATGTCATCGGTTGCGTCATCGCCGGAAAATTCGTCGCTAGCTTCCATTTCTGGTTCTTCAGCTGGCATTTCTTCAAAGTCTTCAGAAATTAGAGTTTCATAAATCTCACGTGACTTTGCAACCACGATGTCATGAAATAATTCTTTAGCTTTTTGTTCATCTTCGTTAATAAGATGTTCGAGCATCTGCTCAAATTTTGAACGGTCAGTCATTTTTAAATCTCCTATAGATT